CTGTATACTGATAGTATCATAAGCTATCTCTGTACCCTTCTGTTGCCACCTTAATTGATTAGTAGTCTTACATGACAGCACTAGTAATAAGAATAATAGGTATTTCATCTATCATGGTGCTGCTGTTAACTGTACTAAATCCATCCCACTACCTGCATGTACTATAGTTGTTTCTCCATTATTTATAGACCCAGTTTGTAGTTGTATATTACCTGCTGTTGCTCCTATTGATATATATCCTGTAATCTGAGCCCAGCCTGTACCTGTATATCTATTACTAGCTGTTACAGAACTGCCAAAACCACTTACTACCAATCCCTGTGTTGCAGTAGCAGAAGTACTATTACCACTGAAGACTGCTGTAAAGGTTGCTCCAGCAGGCCCATTTAACCTCATCTTAATACCCCCAACTCCACCAGTCTGTTCAGTATATAGAAGTACCACTACTCTATATCTAGTACCAGCTACTACTGGTAAAGTCATACCTGTTACATCAGTGTATGTACTAGTTGTATTAGATTGGTCTGCTGCCATTACTACCCCTGGTATTGGAGCTGCTGTTCCTGTTACTGATATAGACCCCCCTAGCGGAACACTTGTGCCGTTTATAGTTATGCTGCTATTGGCAAGTTTGCTGTTGGCTATGGCAGCATTGGAAGCAATGCCTGCATCTTTAATGGCAAACGTATTTGTCCCTCCAGTTAAATCTTTATTATTTACTACTGCCGTTGAGTTACCTGTTAATACTTGCCCTGAAATATCTGGAAAAGTATAGCTTCTATTTGCGGTATTTGCATTGAATGAAAACCCTGTATAAAAGCCATTTGTACCAACTATTCTAAAAGCATCACTATTGTAAAACAATCTGCCACCACTTGCAGGGGTTGCTGGTTGATTTGCACTAGTTAATCCAATAAAGGAAAAATCAGTAACTATACCACCTACCATATTCCTATCATTAGAAACTGAAGTAGAATTATTGTTATAATAATTATTGTTCAGCGTATCTGTTGGCAGGTAATTAAATTCTGTTGGGTTCTGTGAAGTAAAAGTCCATGCTGTTGCTTTATTGGTTTCATAGTAGTTACCTGTAATAGTATTATGTTGCCCATTAATTTGCATGACAGCCTTGCCTGTATTGTGTAGGTTAAAGCTATTGTTTATAATTCTTGAATTATCTAGAAACATTATTGCAATAGGGTGTATTGAATCTGTTATGCGGGAGTCAAAAAAGCAATTAGATATTATTGTATTATTACAGCGTATAGAAATAGGTATTGTATCATCTGCATTACCTTCTATCTGATCTAATCCTCCCCATCTTATACTTGACCCCGTTTTCATAATACTGTTCAAGAGGGTATCATTTACATTTATAAATTGGCAGTTATCTAATGTATTATTATCCCCCTTCACTGTAACAAAATTGTTGAAGTTACCAAAAAATCTTCCATTCCTTACAGTACCATTTGCTCTAAAATTTGCACACACACCCTCATTACTTTTAGAATTATCAATGTTGAAATTCTCTACTATATCCCCATCCTGCAAAGTCATTATTGGTTCTTCAGTTATTCCCTCAAAAGCAGCCTGTCCTCCTGATGCCTTAACATTTTTATTCTGTGCTGCCCAAAAATTCATATACTTGTTGTGGTCTCCTCCCTCAGCATCTTCCATCATCCTTCTACCATAATATCCACTTACATTATCCCATTCACATAAATGCCCCCCATTACTGCCTAGCAAATATTTACTATTTAGTATTAGTACATTTTTATACCTACATTGAAAGGAGGCTGGACGACAAGCAAGTGCCCCTGAACTATCTGACTCAATAATGCCTCCTTCCAAACTGGCATTTTGTACTATGTAGGAAGGGAACTCTGGTGCTTGGGTTATATAACCACCTTTTAAAGACGTGGCAAATACGGTGTAGTTTGAATCTCTTAATTCACAATGTGCGCAAACAGTGTCATCAATAGCCTCCGTTAAATAGACCCTTCTTGTAGCAAGTGATATACTATCTACCCTCCGTAATTGACACCATTTAGAGGTGCTTGCTTCACCAACTGCTGCTACTGTTCCCACACCACTTGCCATCGGGTAAGAATTTTTCATTATAAAGTACACCTTTCCTACCTCAAAATTGTGCATAGAACTATCATGTAATACCTCTATATACCGCTGCCCTTTGGGTATGTCTTTGAGCCTGTATATTTCTGCTTTTCTACGTACTGTTCCATTTGTTATACTACTATCTGCTACATCTAGCTGTTGAAACCATCCAAAGCAGAAAGCTTGACCATAAACAAAAGACCTTGCACCAGAAGCAACATTATGTACATACGCATTTCTATCAAGATGAAAATGAATGTTATCTTTTACGAAAATTGGTGCTTTGGTTAAATAAGTTCCTTTAGGTATGTATATATCCCCTCCATTATACTTACTAGAAAGATAGTTTATAGTCTTATTAAAAGCACTATCCCAGTACACCTTTCCTAGGTAAGTATAAGGCTTCCACCATCTTACATCTACTGCTGTTGCTTGAGACATGTCCCTGATGTACACAAAAGCAGGATTACTACTCCTTATGGTTATTGCAGTATCTACTATCTGCCCTACAGAGGAGTAGGCTGTAAATGTGCCTCCTGCCAGAGTATCCTTGACAAAGACTTGAGGCTCTACTCTACCATCTAGTAATTCAAGGTCTTCTATCCTATCTACTATCCTGCTCCCTCCACCTAGTTTCTTCCACCTTTTTGTATCCCATACCCAAGCTGATGTATCTCCTCCAGGTTGTACCCATATTCTAAAGGCTGGAGAGATGGGCTTGTCTGTAGTGTCTTGTGATTGTAGAAGTACTCCTTTGCCAAACTCCCCCCAGTTTAGCCACTTGTAATATTGTCCTGTTTTAATCTCTGAAGGAAGGGGATTTCCAGGAGGTTGACCTAGGACACTAATTGAGAGTCCCATCAGAAGAAGGGATATTATGAGTATTTTTGTATTAACTAACATATGCGTACTTAACTATATAAAATTGTCCATTAAGAAATGGGTATCCAGTAGTTCTAGTTATTATCACCTTATCAGGGGCATAGCTTACAGTATAAGACTCTCTATCTAGTCTTCCCTTAGCCATTATACCTGAATCCCAATACACATCTAAACTGTCATACCTTACATTGGTATCTTTGATGGTGAGGATATAGGTATTATTGGTAGGCAGAGTTACATTGTTAATATCCTTGGTGTAATAGGCACTTGTCTTAGGCTCTCCTACCATAAACTGTAACATACCTGCTCCTGCAGATAGTCCATTAGTGGTAGCCTCCAGAGCACATACCCTAGCCTTTAGCATTCTTATCTCCTGCCACATCATATCTACTGAAGGTGAAGGCATTGTTTTCTATATTAAGTTTATTGTGTCTCTTACTACATTTAATCCCACATTGTAGATGGGGTTATCACTATCACCATTCCAAGTACCTGCTTTCATCTCTGCTAAGCTATTATCATACAGAGTCATTGCTATACCAGCTCTATTATCCCCACTATCTGAAGAGTTAACTACATCCATAGTAAAGGTATTGACTCCTAGTATAAGATGTACAGGTATAATATGCCAGTATGCATGAGGCCAGGTTTTAAAGTTGCTATCATCATGGTAAGCTCCATCATTAGATGCCACTATCTTTATCCCATTCTGTTTAAGAGTGAAGCTATTATCTCCTCCTATCCCCAGATATACCCATCTTACAGAGGTAGTGTTATTGAAGTTTATAGATGCTGTAGCTGTAGCCCCTAATGCTGGAGTGTCACTAGTTCCATCACAATCAGTATCTGCCCATATAGCTGATCTATTCATGGGCCCAAGAGCCTCATCAAATGTATCACTCCCATCATCTGAGCTTTTCCACTGATGTAGAGCATTATCATTAAAGTACCAGACTATCATCTCATTGGGGTCATATCCATGCTCCCCTATAAATAGGGCATCTGCTCTCTGTTGAGTAGTAGCTGTAATCCAGTTAGTACTATATATCCTAGTTCCTTTCCCTGAGTATTTTCCACTTCTAACAGCAGCATAGCAATAAGGTGGTGCTACTACATCAGTATTACAGGGAGCTACCTCTTTACTTATACACTTATAATTCCCTGTGCCTCCTGATACATCCATAGAGTAGTTAGGAGGGCATGTAGCTATATCATATTTTTGACCAGGGGGATTAAGTAGGCTTTTAGAGTCAAAGAGGATAGTCATATCTAAGTCAGCACCAGCATCCCTTATAGTAGCAGGTGGGCTATCATATATTATCATAGCCATAGCATCATTAACTGTACCATCTCCTGCAGCTACAACATTAAAGTAGTTCACACCTACTACCATAGGTACTGGTAGTATATGCCACACTTTAAACTGGTAGTTATCTCCTCCATGATTATAGGTATCAACTATCTTATGTCCATTAACCACTACATCAAAGCTATTGTCTCCTCCTACCCCTATATATACAGTTCTAGCAAGTCCTGTATTATTATACATATAAGCCAGAGTAGTTTTAGTCCCCTCAAGTAGTCCATCTTTAGTCCCATTACAATCACTATCTATCCATACCCCACTTCTATTCATTGGTGCATTTGTAGGTGTATTAGATGGATTAGCCCAATAGCCAGAAGTCATATCAGCAAATATAGTAGGAGCTACTGTACCCATTGGAAGAAAGAGAGTAGACTCATTAAATCCATAGTTATATATCCTAGCCCCAAAATTACCATAAGCTCCATTGGTAGATGCAGCTAGACAGAATCCACTACTAGTTACAGTGGCAGGTATCATGGTAACCTTCTCACAGCTTTTACCCCCTGGACTTACTACATAGTCAGCAGGGCAATTACAAGGAGTATCATCTGTGAAGGGTGTACTATTGATGTCTCCACAATCTCTGGTTACCCTTATATCATAGAGTGTTCCTGCAGGGTCATTGGTTACCCATGATTTTGGAAGAGTGTAAAAAGGTGAGCCAGGAGCTGGGGTAAATATACCTGTACCCTTAATAGCATATTCTACCATCCAACCTTCAATGGGTGGTGTAGATGGTGTAATTGAGCTTAATGTTATAGTTACACTCATGAGGCTGTTACATTGATTGATGTTATAGGGGCACAGAGTGGTGGATTTGCTGTCTTAAATGGTGCTAAGCAGGCTACCCCTAGATATTTGATATCAGAACTAATGACAGTTGTAACATCACCATCTACTGATAAATCAGCATATAATTCTATATTCCATGTATAGTTAGTCTGAGCCACCAGAGAAGTAGCTGTGAAAGTAGCTGCATTGTTTGCCCTATTGACAATGGTTAGTGGAACAAGTACAGCATTATCACTATCTCTTTTAACACTCAGCCTAACCTTTGTAATATCAGTAGTGGATAAGTTAATAGATATAGTAGAGCTATTATGGGTGTTGGTTATAGTTGGTGTAATACATTGAAATACTATGCCTTCTTCTAGTCCATCTTCATTATCAATTGGCCCCCCTTGACTACAGATGCTTTGTACCTTCACTCTTATCTTAGTGTTAAAAGGAGTAATGGTAATGGTTGCTGTTTTGATGGTCTTGAGGATATCATTAGCTGGGGTAATTCCAGCATTGGAGATAAAAGCTCCCCAACCACCAACAGTATTGGATATAGCATAAACCACTCTAACAGCAGTTATGTTATCATTGGTTAAGATGCTGGTATTATCCCAGCCTATGTTAAATGTAGGCATTTTTATTCTATTTTATAATTAATCCTGTTACTCCATTACAAGCATCCTGTAGGATGATATTTAAACCTGATATAGTTGAGCATATTGCACCACAGATAAAGTTACCTGCTACTAACCCACATTCTATGGTATCAGTACAGCCATCTACATCTGTTATGGTTAAATAGATAGGAGTAGATATTGTCTTTGGGTCACCCTTAAGCCTCAGAGTTAAGATTGGGGTTGTAGTGCTCCCTATAGCTTCCCACTTGGTTAAATCATATATCCATTGGTATATGAGAGGTGGGTTATCTATCCCTGTGAGGTTTATGGGGGATATAGTATAGTAATCTCCTGTGATTTTAGTAGTTAGGGCTCCTATGCTAATTAGACAGTTATTGGTAGATGGGCCTGATATACAAGGGTCTGCATAGCAGTAATTGTAGTTAGTTGAATAGCAGTTGAGAAATGCTATATAATTTTCATAGATGGCTAGGGTAGCTGATAAAGGGGGTACTCCACCATATCTGAGAGAGTTAAGCTTTTGTAAGGCATATTTAGTAATATTACATCTAACATCCACAATCATTAGTTTGTGTAGTGGTATCTTTTAATATTTCTGTAAGGGCAGCAAATACCTCACATAATTCATCACAGTTACACCCACAATTGCTACCAATAGTTAAGGCATAGTGGAGTAGGTAGCTGATAGAGGAGGTGTCCTCTGCAGCTATTAAACCATCTAAGTAGTTTGAGAGAAGGCATCTATAGGTTACATCTATGAATGCACAAGTACTGTCATTATCACTTCCTCCAGCAGGCAATATTAGCCTAAGATTTAAGCCATAGATTCCATCTACCAGAGTGGTCAGATTAAACATTGAGGGCTTAACAAAGATGGTTAGTGTAGCAGGGTCTAAATAGAACTCATGGGTGGTATCAGTGATGGTAGCAGGTGGATAACTTATTGTTTTTGGTGTTCCACAATTCAGGGTGGCTAATAGGGTGATTGTACTATATTTAGCAGAAGCATCAACTATGATTATGGGGCTTTCTATTTGTAGTAGATTATCAACCTGTATTATCTTCATTTTTAATGGTCAAGTTAAAAAGGGGAGTCTCCCCCCCTTTTCCAGATTAACAAAGCATAAGACTAATTTACCCTAAAGTTGTAATACCATCTTTGGTATAGTCATTTATTTTGTGTACAACAGGTTGAGTTACTACCTGTGCAGCATCATCAGCATTACTTGTAAATCCCGTGTTAGTGTAGATGAGGTCTAAAACAGTGAATAATCCAGTCCATGTAGCTGCATCAGTAGTAGGTACATTGATTATAGTCTCAAGGTTATTGAGGTATTCTAGCCATCCACCTACAGACATTTGATCATACTCTATGACAGCCTGATGATAGTTAGTAGCTGGATTAGCAAAGTATTCAAACCCAGTACCTTTTTGTAGTCCTAAAAGGGCTGATGTCCTATAGGGGCCTGGTTTACCATTCCATCCTCCTGCTACATATTCATCCCACTGTACATCTATTCCTTTACCTTCAGGATAAGTGGGTTCTGTTACTGTGGCTACTTTCCCATTGCATAAGCCAAAGCCACTGCCATATGAACTAGTTGGTAGACTTACTACAAAAGCCATCCCACCAGAGTAGTACCCTGCAGGAATACTGCCATTAAAGGCTGTCCTAGATTTAACTACACCAGTAATTCTTATCCCCATACAAGCACCTGGATATGCAGTAGCATAAGCAGCAGTGTCAGTTACTGGTGTTGTAGTAGCCTTAGTTCCAGCAGAGGCAGTTACCCCTGAACCAGAAACTGTTGCTCCTGCTACTCCTAAGTCTGCTGCTTTTGGATTAGTAGCTACAAAGGTTAAGTTAGCACCACTAGCTGTAGCCTTATAAGGGCTACTGGTATCAGCATTGACAAAGGCAGCTATTTTACCTGCCACTACAGCAGCAGTATCTCCAGAGGTTACAGGTACAGTGTATGTTTTAGACCCTACAGTTACCACAGTATTACCAGTGGCTGATGCCCCCGCAGTTATTGTAGTAGTAATAGCTGAGCTTGTAGCTGAAGCAACCACCCAATGATCTGGGTCTCCATTAATAAGGGCTATTAACCCATTTACCAACTCATTGCAATCTCCTGTATTAGAACAGTCATTGCAATCTCCCTGAGCACAGCACCCTGTCCTATAGGTATAGGTTTTACTATTGGCATTATACCCATTGATTTGGTATAGTTGTGCAGTGCGTATTTCAATCTTGATTGTATAGTCTGTCTCACAATAGGCTACAAAGTCAGTAATATCAGTTACCTGTGGAGCTTCATCAATATAGCCCTTAAGTGTAATAGCCTTTGTATGTCTCCTTTGTATCATCTGTCCAGATGAGAAGTTTACATCATCAGCTACATTGCCAGCAGTACCCCTATTTACACCAACTGCTATAAAGTAGTCCTGATAGTCACCTGCTACAGTGCCATCTATAGATAAGCCAGTATGGTAGTTAAAGAACCCTAACTGTCCTCCCTTGAGAGCCTCTGGTTTTAAGTCCTTAGCTAATATAGCCTGGTTTCCTGATGTAACAAGCACCTGAAACACTGGATTAGTTGTTGCCATCTTATTTTATTTTAATTTGTTTTTTATGTTGTTTATGTAGTAGCCACCTTAATTTTAGCAGCCTTATACTGATAGTCAGGCTGTCCCAAGTCTCCTGCTGTGATTAATACTGCCAAATCTACAATATCCCTATGAACAGTAGAGGGTAAGATACAATCCTGAGTACCAGTTAATAGAGTGTTGTCCAAGTAGTAACCTGAACTACTCCATGCAGAGGCATTGTAGATTGGGGTAGGTTTAAGAAGATAATCAATAGTCAACTCTACTGGGATAAATTCCCCCCTGTTAGTAAACACCCTGATTCCTTCCTTGATAAACCTTATGTTAGCTTCCCTCCAAATAAAAGAGCTTTTGTTGTATGGACTTTCTTCTACCTCATCATCATGTTGAGTTTCCCTAGTTTGTAGAGGCACTGCTATTAAACAGTCTGGAGAGGTAGCATATAGAGTGGCATTTAAGAAGAACCAATAGTCACTAGGGAGAGTAGCTAAGTAGGATTTATCATTGCTATCAAAGATTGATAGAGCCTGACCCTTCCCCTTAACCTGATTGGTGACCAGTGTCCTTATATCATCTGTTGACCTCTGGTTAAGCTCAAACCCATACTGTTTAGCCATCTTAGGCTGAGCCACTATCTTTACAAAGACCTCTTGTGCCTCATTTAACTTCCAATCAATTTCAGGTACTTGTAGATCAGAATACTTTTGGCTATCTAACCTATTAAGTTTCTGCTTAAAATCATAGTGCATTGAAGCTACTGTCATGGCAGTTTACTGCTGTGTTTTTATGATATCTTCTCTAGTATCTTAACTTTGAGAGCCTGATTATCAGGGTTCTTAAACCATGCTACTGTCTCATCAAGGTTTTTGCCAAGCAACTCTGACATATAGTAGAAGGCTTCTCCCTCTTTTGTAAGGATGGACATATAGTGCATCTCTATCACCCTTGCTCTGGTAGTTAAATCTGCTCTGCCTAACTTAACCCATCTTAGGAAGTCCTCTGTATTCTCCTCAGCTAACCTATCAATTTCAACATTGAGGTAATTGTCAGACTTTTTTCTGCTCATTTTATCAGTCATAATAAGGATGATAGCAGCCTTGTCATCTCTACTGAGCTTTGATATGAAGCCTATAGCCTCTTGTTTTCTCTCAGTTTTTATAGCTTTAATAGCCATGTCTTCTTCCTCATCATAAATCACATGACTAGCTTCAGGGTAGAGACCATCCTCATACTCCTTTAGGGAGTTGGCAACAAACTTACTTGCTCTTAGGTTTTTAGACTTGATAAAGTCCATAGGCTTTTCAAGGTCTAAGATAACAGTATGATTAGGGAGGCTTATCCACATAGACTTCTGAGACCATGTAGGATGAGGCTCATGTGGAGTACCTATAGGAGATAGGTCTAATCCTAGTCTCTTACCATACTCTACAGCTTCCTCATCAGTTAAACCTGTGGCATATCTACCCTGTCCTACATCATAAAGAACCTCTATTGTCTTAGGTAGGGTAAAAGACTCTTCTCCCTTCTTACCATGCCATCTCTTCTTTTCTATAGGTCTTACTTCAAATCTTACCATAATAGTGCTTTTAATTGTTAATCTGGATATTAGTCTTAGCTCCTAGCTACATATAGCTCACCACAGCGGGAGATGTCTTCTATCTGAACACCACACATTTTTTGAACATGCATTTCATAGTAGTCTCCAGAGTGTGCCATATCACCCTTATTTCTAGGCCCATAAGGAGTATGTAGACCAGCTACATAACCTAGTTTGAAACTATCCTGTTTATTCATCAGGGTAATATTACTACCTGCAGTACCACCTTGATTACTGAAGTCCAAGAAGGTTATTCTTTGAGACTCCAGAGGATAGCCTGTAACAGGGTCTAATTCAAAGTTGATTTCCCTATCATCATAGAGTGGGTTGTGAATGAGTTCAAGAACTGCTCCATTTCCCATCCTATATTTAGTAAACTGATAGCCTATGGCTAATGCATTCTCATTATACTCAGAACTGGTCTTTGAAATAAAGTTGGTATCTACCACTGAGAAGAAACCCTTTCTTTTTTCAGCCAAGTCTGTCATAGCCCTGTTAAACTGTATCATACCATATTCACCTGTCCACCCTTTTATCTCCCTAGCTTTCCCTGGTTTTATCCTTGAGTAGAATATATCCATCAAGAACTCCTCTATTAGTTTACCAGATAAAACAGTGTATGGGTGTGTATGGCTTTCTTCTAACAGTTCTCTAACCCCAGGCCCTGTCCTAATAGGTCTACCATTGGCTCCTAGTACAGTATCTGTTGACCTAGAGTACCAATAGCCTCTTTCCAGTTCCCTGTACCACTGTTCCCAATACTCTACTTCTGCATACTTCACCCAGCTATCATGTGCAGTACCTTTATTATCCCACATTCTAACAGCAAGAACTTCTGAGGCAGCATCACCTGTTACACGGTATTTCTTTCTGTACCTGCCTAGCCTACTTGTCATTCCTATGGGCATTGCATACTGAGTGCTACCACTCTGTTCAGCAGCTTCTTCATACTGGCTGAATAACTTAGCCCACTGTTGTCCAGCAGCTACATATTTTATAGGCAGATACCAGGCAGGGTCATCAGACATCCCTCTTACCTCATATAACCAACCTTTACCATGCTTCACACACTGAGTCTGTATTCTAACCTGATAATTACCTGAAGTTACACCTGGGTGTATAATATCCCCTGGTACATACCAGTCTAAATCCAGCTTAATTTTAAATGACCTTTTAAACTTGCCAAGAGCAGTATTGCTATCAGGCTCTACATTCTCAAGGATTACAGCAGGTCTTGTAGTAGCTGTCTTTAGGTTCCATTCCCACTCACTGCCAGTTATTGTTTTCTCTGCCTTTCCTGCCAAGAGAGCAGTTAATGGATTATCAGAGTACCTTTGGGAGGTAAATATCTGGGTCATTTTACCTTCAAATAAGTAGGGCTTGATTAAAAGGGCTCTACCTAGATGGTTTAACTCAGTCATATTAGCGTGCCAAGGTATCTGCTTGGTCACAAGCCTATTTAACAGTCTTGCCATTTTATGTGTGTTTTATTAATTTTAATCTAACTTTCCCAATCATCAGCTAACTCCCTAATTTTTCTACCTGCTCCAGAGGTAGCTCTTACACCATTAGACTTATGAGCTAGACGTGATTTAATTTCTTTGGTAATTTCAGTCTCAACATTTGAAATCATATCTTTGGTATCAAATTTAGCCCTGATAATCTTAGCTAAAGTTAAGAGGTCTTTTTTATCCTTCTCTGTAGTACCTGTTAATATCCTCCTTATCTCAGCTTGGAATTGTGGTATATATTTGTTCTTACCAATTTTAACAGCAGGAAGAGCCATGAAATCTACTAAGCTTTTTTTATCTTCCTTAGAAACAGTAAAACTGTTTAGCTTAGTAGAGGAGTTAATTATATCCCTAAGATCATTGTTAAAATCAGTAGCCTCTTTTTCAGCTTGAATAGCCCTATTTTCTACAGCAGCCATTATAGACTTCTTTCTATCCTCATCATTCTTCTTCAGCTTTTCAAAATACTTGCTTGCTCTCTCCCTCTCCTTGCCACTCTCCTTAATATAAGTCTTCCTATCTTCTAACTCCTCTCCTTCTAACCTCTCTACTGTCCTAAGATAGTAGTCAAGAACATAACTTACATTATCCTTATTTTCTTCATCAAAGGTAGTGAGGTTAAAACTGGGGGCAAGGTACTTCTGTATGAAGTCAATGGTGTTTCCACCCTTCCTCTTAAAGCTAATAAAAGCCTTGCCATCATCATCCATATCTTCAACAAAGGCTTCTATCTCCTCACTTACCCTGTTTTCAATCTCCTTAGATTGTAGCTCCATAAAATCCTCCAGAGCTATGGGTGTCTTTTCATCTATGGGAATATCCTCAGAGAGTATTCCCATATCCTTCATATCAAGGGCAAGATTGGTATAGAAGTCCTCTGGGAAGTTATCATCTTTATCCTCTGTCTTACTCTTGTCAACATCCCTACCTGGGAGAGGTACTGTCTCTGGGAAGGGGTCATCCTCTCCTTTCTTAGGCTTTTCCTTTACTGGTTTATCTTCATCTTCCTCATCTTCCTTATCTTCTTCATCTTCTTTTGGTTTTTTAGCTTCATCAATTTTCTCCTCCTTCTTAGGGGCTGAGAAAGTCATTGAAGGAACTCCATCCTTCTCATCTGTGAGGTCTTTGATTCCAAAGAAGTTATCATTATCATCATCAAATGAGAACTCCGTAATATCCACTTCTGGTGTGGGTTTGTCTTGTGCTTTCATTTTCTATATCAAATTTAGTTAGTGATTACTTAGATTTTTCAGTTTTAGCTGAACTTTTGGCTTTAATCTCTCTTTCTTTCTGTGCTCTATCAGCCCTATCTTTCTCCTTCTGGTAGTTGAACTTTTGCTCCTCAAGCTGCTGGGAGTGAGCTTCAGTTTCTACTTTCTGCCTTTGAATATCAGCTTCTGCTCCTGCCCTATATACCTCTAGAGTATCAGGTATAGTATCTGCATCCTCATCCTTGTTCAAGTCATAACCCATAGCAGAGATGGTAGCTTTTTGAAGGTCTATTTTTCCTTGTTCTTTTATCTTGGTGAGTAGCATATCTTTTTCATGACCCCATTGTTCTTTAAGGAAGTCTTGCTGTTGTTTCTGCAGTTGCTGGTCAGCCTGTTGTTTTTGTGCTTGCATTTGTTGCATTTGTTCCTGCTGTTGTTTCTGTGCTACTTCAAGTAGTTCAATAGCCTCAGCTACAGAGCTGGAGTTGATTATCTTAGCAATATCTGTTAGAGTAGCCTGTTGATTTTGAAGGGCAGCTTGTGAGAGATTGATAATAGCCTGTCTAGCTTCCTCAGATTTAGCAGAGTTGCTTACAAAGATACCATAGGTACTCTGTTCTAGTAAATGAGTGTCAATGCTAAGCATCTTAGTAGTCATATCATCTAACACATAAGAGAGGGCTTCTGGTGGGTTTTCTGTATAGGCAACTTTAGCTGTCTCTATAAGGGCTTGAAGTACATTCTTCTTTACCTGGTTATGTAGTTCAAAATAAGGTCTGGTAATATAGCTTGACTGAATAAGGCTTTGTCTAGTATTGGATACTGCCTCTGTAGGACCAATAGCTCCTTCCATCTGCTTGGTTACACCCAGAGCAGCACCACACATTTTATCAATGTACTCTGCTATCTGAATATAGTTGCTTATCTGGGATACTAGGGATAAGTCTATCTCTTTAACCATGTTAGCAACACTGCCATCTCCTCCTTGCCCTTTCATCTTCTCTTCTTTGGGGTTGAGGAAAGCTATCTTATTAGCCTCCATAAAGTAGAGGAATTTGTTGGTGTCTATTCCCTGAGACTTGGGTATAGCATTGATATTGGCAGCTAGAATTTTCCCTTTATCTGATGCCATGAGCAGCTCTATCCTGTAGAGTATGATATCATAGTAGTACTGGAAAGCCTTAATTCTCTCCATGGGACTGGTTATGGGGGAGTTAAGGTTATCTACACAAGCCCCATAGTAGGGCAGCTTAGCTACCCATATATTATCAAGGTCTCTATGCTGCCCAGGAACTGGTCTACAGTAGGCATAGATGTCATCCATAATTTTCCAAGCCTCATGTGTCTCAGGTATCCAGAACCAGTCTATTTCTACATCTCCTTGAGTGGGGGTTAGCTTGTATTCCTCGGAGACTAGTTTTTCCTGCATTTGTCCTTGCTCATCTATGAAGGTTAAAAAGCCTATCTTCATAGGGGCTTTAAATGTAACATGCCTAACACTGATGCTGGTGCTATCATAATTATTATCAAAAGAGAAGTCCACATCCATAGGGTAGAGACCTCCTCTACTACTAGACTGGTCATATATCTTGTCAATATCTTTGTTGGTGAGTTCTCTACCAAAGGTGGAGAGTATTTGGCTTGGGGTCATTCTATACTCTGCTGTAGCCCATTCTCCATCCTCAATATAGTCCAGTTCTGGGGAGCGGTCATGATCAAATAGCAGAGCATTGCTAGCAGTTATAGTAGGTTTTCCATTAAGGGTGTTTATCAGGAATACTTCCCTACCTCCTAACATCATATGTTTCCAGCCTTTATTAAACTTGGAGTTTATATCCTGTTCCAGGCTCAGGTATTCTAGTATCTGTCCTCCCAGGATTTCAGCAGGGTCTTGGTGATCTCTGGTCATGTACTTCTGTATCTCATCTGGTGTTCTAGCCTTAACAGCTTCCTCAATCTGAGTTTGGACTTGTGTCTCCTCTTCAGGGGTAAGTGGTCTACCTTTAGTTTGAGCCTTGGCTTTAAGGGCTTCTTCCTGTTGTATAGGAGCAAGGATTTCTTGAATTATGTAGTCCTTGAGCATTTGAGTCTCTTGTTGCTCCTTTCTTGTAGTAGCTTCTCTATTGGTGGCAACTACCTTCCAACTGAAGGGGAGAGACATTTCCATACCTAGGAGTACCTTAATTTTGGGGCTGACTATATCCCTATTGGTTAAGGTAGCTGGTAATTCCCCTACTTCATCCCCATAGGGTTTACACACATATTTGAAGTCAGAGGTATCTATGATATTATTGTACAAATCATAGTTAACCCTATTTCTCCTATATTCAGAGTTATATTCATTGGTAGAGAAAAAGGCATTGGAGGTGAATCCTCTTGAGCCTATGGTATTAACCATGTCCTTGTACCACTGTTTATTGTTGGAGTTTTTCTCTGCCTGTGTAAGTCTAGCTTTCATTGATAGTTTTATTGATACTCCTGAGAGTAATTAGTAAACTGTGTTTTCATGAGCTTTTCAAGGTCTTCATCCATAGTGTAGTTGGTAGAGGTAGAGTATTGGGTATTAGCATCATCTTCTGCAAGCTGAAACATCACCATCATAAAGCCCATTACTCTATCAAAGTTTCCTTTCCTATTATAGAGGATGAGTTCTTCCAGCAGAGCAGGGTCATTGATTGTGTGGAGATTTAAGATGGCATTATTATTCTCATCATAATCCCTCTCCTCTAGTAGCCATTTTTTAATGTACTTTTCTCCAGCATCTTTTAACTTCTCTACCATGTGCATACCATAGACTCTGGAAACTCTAGAGTCATTAATATGGGAGGAGATGACGCTGTTAGGCTGGGCAGCTAAGAGGTGTAGTTTATTAATCCGTTTAAAGTAGTCTTTTACCTGTGTAACCTCATTCTCATACATTATCTCTGCATTATAAGCCTCAGCTAATAACTCGGCAATGCGGTTTACATCATCAGGGTCATATGGTCTACCTATATACTGGGCAACTAACTGGTTTCTGATAGGGGAGCCTATTCTAGTAGCTTTATAAACATAGATGGCAGCTAGAGAGGGAATACTCTGAGTACTACCCTGCTGTCTATAGGGGTCAAAACCTATCTTGTAGAGACCCTGGGGGCTATCAGGGTCAGGAGGGTAATAGATGACTACACCTCCTTTGAGGCTGTTATTAGTAGGTCTATATTCCCATATGGGGTCTACTTCATTGTTGAGATCAGGAATAATTTTAACCCTTCTTCTAGCAGCCACTCTAATGTAGGAGTTAGAGGTAGGGTCTTTGATAAGCTCAAATCTAGCCTTGTATTCCTCATCATTCTCAGGTATTAAGTAGGAGGGTTGTCCATGGGTTAAGTGTAGCTTATTAACCATAACCTTGTGATATTGCTCCCTGATTTCCATGATAGGAAAGTCATTATTGGAGACAATCAAGAAAGCCTCTGAGGGATTAAGTGGGTGCTCTTGAACCCTTTGTTGAAGGGTCATAGTAGAGGATGCATTCTTCCTGATTTCTTCCCTCTTTTCTAGCTCCCTCTTTGTAGCAGCCTCTATATTGGAGTTACCTTGGTCATCATAGTAGCCTTCCATATTCAAGCAATCAGGATGAAAGTATCCACAGAGGCTACCTTCAGCTCCTTCATCCCATATGTTGTAGACAGGGAAAAGCCCATAGCCTAGTGGGTGATAAAACATATCAGCGAAGTCTACTGTTGATTTCTCCATATCTCCCCCAGTTCCAAAGATGATTATTTGTCCTGTGATATAATCACCTGCTGTTAAGCCTGGAATAGTGGCATCATAGCTAGCTCTTAAGTTTGGAAAGATTCCTGCTTCCTCAAATAGAACAAAGAGAGGGTCTTTACCCCTAGCAGCCTCTGGATTATCCTTGAAGGTTTTGGCAATGATTTCAGACTGGTATCCTGCTTCAATAGCTACCCCATTAATAGACTTACGGAAACTATC